TTTTAATTTTTTATATTTCTGTCTTAGCTGTAGTGCTCGTTGTAAACACAATTGATCCCAGGATTCAGTAGGTTCTTTGGTCCAATCTAGTTTGTCGTATACGTTCTCTAAAAATACATATCTATAGTTAGTGGTGCCCGATTCTTTAATTGCCCGCCGTGCTTCAAAGGGACTGTAGTACTTTTTATCATCTACTAGATAATATGGCGAATATGGATTATCCCAGGGATTACTAAATAAATTCATTTTTTAAGATTTTCGAGTACCTGGATATTTTGTTTTTGTATTTTTAATAAATCTTCTGCTGTGCCACCCGATTGTTCAACAGTTAATTTTTCTAATTTTATTTTATATTTTGGATTGGATAATTGGCGATTGATAATAGTATTTATCTGTTTAATTATATCGGAACTTGTTCCATGTTTAGCCCATATACCGAACCAAACTACAGTGTCAAGATCGGGATATTTTTTTCCTATAGAAATAACTTTATGATCTGTGACAATCTTTTGTATAGATTTGAGATTATTACTATCTAAAACAGCTAATACTCTAAGTTTTTTTGCTTCAACCTGTGGCTTCACATGCAACCAGGTGTCCCAAGTCGAAAAGATATGATTACCTAAAAGATCCAACATTTCCGGAGTAGCACCTTTATAGATGACTATAGTTGGACGAGGTAGATGTTCTTTTTCTGCCCAGGCGTAGAAGATATTAGCAGTATTTCTATTCCAAAAACCAACAATAAATTTATCCGGATGGATTTTTACATAATTAACATAATCTGCATAATTTTTAATGGGACTCGAATAAGGTACAGATAATACAAAACTAATAGTACCTAGTGATACAACAGGATCAAAAGTATTTTTATTATATTCCATGCCTTCTGCCGGAAATACTAAATTTGATGCTAGCGATCCGTTAGTTCCTATTAAAAAAATCTTTCCATCGGTAGCGTGTTCAGCAACAAAATTAGTTCCTATAACGTTATTAGCCCCCGGTTTGTTTAGTACCACAGAAGAAATATTTGCATCATTTAACATCTGACCAGCGACTCTTGCTATCGTATCAGTGGCACCACCTGCTGGAAAAGGAACTACTAATGTTATCGATTCACTAGCATTAGATATAATTGGAATAATTAAAAAAAGAAAAAATAATATTTTTTTCATAAAGGTATTGCCTCCTATAAAGATAAAAGCCCGCCGAATCGGCGGGCTTAACAACAAGGAATATTACATCATTCCCGGCATCTGTGGTTGTGGATCACTAGCGTCTTTTGGAAGATCAACTATAGTGCAATCCGTAGTTAATAGCAAGCCAGCTACGCTGCCAGCATTGATTAATGCCGTTTTTGTAACTTTAGTTGGATCAACTACACCAGCTTCTAGCATGTCGCAGTACTGTTCTGTGGCAGCATTATAGCCATAGTTGCCTGTGCCTTGTGCTACTGCATTTAGTACTACATCAGCTGATTCGCCTGCGTTTGACACGATAGCACGTAGTGGTTCTTCCATGGCACGTGCTACAATGTTGATACCAGCCTGTTGATCTGCGTTTATACCAGTCAACGCCTTAACTGCCTGTTGTGCACGAACCAATGCGACACCACCACCTGCTACGATACCATCTTCGACCGCAGCACGAGTGGCATGTAATGCGTCGTCGATGCGATCTTTTTTCTCTTTCATTTCAACTTCTGTTGCAGCTCCAACACGGATCACAGCAACACCACCGGCTAATTTAGCCACACGTTCCTGCAGTTTTTCTTTGTCGTAATCACTAGTAGCTTCATCGATCTGCACTTGAATAGATTTAACACGTGCAGCAATAGCATCTGCTGATCCAGCACCATCGATGATGATGGTATTGTCTTTGGTGATTTCAACACGCCCAGCCATGCCTAGATCGTTAACGGTGGTCTTTTCTAAACTAAGCCCTAGTTCTTCAGCGATGACCTTGCCACCAGTCAAGATAGCTAGATCTTCTAGCATGGCCTTGCGACGATCGCCAAATCCCGGTGCTTTGATAGCACAGGTCTTAACTACCCCACGTGCATTATTGACCACTAATGTTGCTAATGCTTCTGCTTCAACATCTTCTGCTACGATCAGCAGAGGTTTACCGGCTTTGGCAACCTGTTCTAATACTGGAATTAGATCGCGGATGCTAGAGATTTTTTTGTCGTGCAATAATACAAATGGTTGTTCGAGCTCAACAATTTGTTTGTCTGCGTTGTTAATAAAATATGGACTAATATAGCCACGATCAAACTGCATACCTTCTACAACATCCAATTCGTCCTGCAAGCCTTTGCCATCTTCAACAGTGATAACGCCTTCTTTACCTACACGTGTCATAGCGTCAGCAATCATCTTACCGATGGTGGCATCACCGTTGGCACTGATGCTGCCTACCTGTGCGATCTCTTCTGAAGTTTCACAGGGTTTTTTTAATTGATCTAGTGACTCTACTGCAACACGCACAGCTCGATCAATACCACGCTTTAGATCCATAGGGTCATGACCTGCTGTTACATACTTCATACCTTCTTTAACAATAGACTGTGCTAACACTGTTGCAGTAGTAGTGCCGTCACCGGCCGCATCAGCGGTCTTGCTGGCTACCTGCTTGACCATCTGTGCGCCCATGTTCTGCAATTTGTCTTTTAATTCTATTTCTTTGGCTACACTTACACCATCTTTGGTTAATGTTGGGCCACCGTAACTTTTTTCAATGGCTACGTTGCGACCTTTGGGGCCTAGTGTAACTTTAACTGCATTGGCAAGGATGTTTACACCCTCTACCATTTTTGCACGGCTATCGTTGCCGAATTGTACGTCTTTAGCTGCCATATTTTTATCTCCTTACTGTGTGATAATACCAAGGACTTCGTCCTCTTTTAAGATCAATAGTTCTTCGCCATCAACTTTGACTGCCTGTCCAGCAGTTTTGCTGAATAATACTCGGTCGTTGGCCGTGATTCCGATACCAATAAATTGCCCGTTTTGATCACGTTTGCCCGGACCTACTGCTAGCACAGTACCTTGATCAGCTTTTTCAGCAGCTGCGTCAGGAATAAAGATGCCGCCTTTGGTCACAGACTCACTGTCAACTCGACGGACCACCACCCTATCTAATAGCGGTTTTAGATTCATCATGTTTCTCCTTGTTAAAAATGAATGAAATTACTAAAGTTTGATTTTACTTGAAGACAGCAACCAAGTCAACGACTCTGGTTACCAAAAATTATTTATACCTAAAAATAAGTGATGTTTGTTCTGGGAAAGAAACATTCATTCTGTTGCAGTGGTTTAATCTTGATCGTTTCTAATACCGCACTCTTGCCCAAGCCCATAGCCAAACTATAGACAAAGTTTTGATTGGCACAGACCAGTTCTGCCCCGGCTACTATACTAGCTAACTGCAGGAAATCATGCACTGGGCGATAAGGTACTATCCGCCCAATGGTCTGTTCAAACTCTGCATGTTCTGCTGTTGTGCCCACAAACACAGCATCTTGTTTGAGATTGATATCTTGCATAATTTCCTGCCAGCGGGCATCGCCATCAGGACTACGATATCTAGCAGTTCGGCTGATAACCACCGGTGCCACAGCTACAGGATCTGCTTCGAGCCAGGGCGTGTCATAGTCTAACATCATAAACGGCAAACCAAATGCTATGTGGTACGCTTGCACATAATTACCCTCAAATCCTCGGAACAGTGTACCGCGAAAACGATCGAGATCTACATCAGGCTCAGTATCACCTTGCTTCCATGTCCCTGATTCTGCGATGTAACTCTGCCGTTCGAGTAAAGGTTGCAACCATACATAGTCTTGCTCAGTAAAGCGTCCGCGGTGTGCCGGGTCGACTTCTTCTGGCCTATATCCATACTGTGCTACACAGTGTTCGATATTGTTAAGTGCAACAAGAAAACGAGCATCGTTTCCCACGGACATCTTTTTAACTATACTAAGACTGTAGATTAAATCACCAAGGGTACCTGAGTGTCTATAGGTTTTCATTGCAACTTTTCCAATACTGTATCTGCTATGCGTTTTATATCCCAATTACCTGAACAACGGTAGTCACCTTTTACACACTGCAACTGTCGTACTGGGGTCTGCTGGAGATCGTTACAGCCGCGGCAGTCTTCTTCTGTCTGTATGGCAGTGGCGTGCCAGCTAAATTCCCAGTGACGATAAGGTAGTATGCGTTCAGGATGTAGGTGTGTTAGTAGTGCAATGATATATGTATCACTAGCTGATGCACAGTGATATGGCCCGGAATCAATACCAACAAAACAACGGGCATGATCACATAATAGTTTAACCTGTTGGCCGGTAGTGCCGCGTGCATCAATGAATAGCGGATGCTCAATGTAGTAGTCAGTAGAACCGCCTACACAGACCACATTAAAGTCTGCACGCTGTTCAAATAACAACTCAAATACGCTTAACCATGTATCTAAGGTAATATTTTTAGCTGCCCAGTGCCAGTTACGCATGTGCACTACTATATATTTTTTTTCTGCGTTAGACATTAATGCACGCACACGAGCTTGATCAGTGGCATCAGGAAATAATTCTACATGCTGATCAGGCATCTTAGACCCAAAAGCTCGAATGAAATAACTGTCTAGATAATGTTGCTGTGGATTATGCTCGTATGCATCATCAAGATTGATATAGATATCAAATTCTGCTATGTGCGATTTCACAGCATCCACAGATACTATTCCGGAAATGTAGGGATTATTGCGATAGGGCTCAGGAAAATCGGTGGCCATATAGATCTCGCTGTTTTCGTGGCGTTTTTTTAGCTCGCGCACTACTCCGGTGCTCATGATCACATCGCCAATGGCTGCTCTGCGTTGCACTAAGATCCGTGTGGGTTTCATTGGAACTCGACACCAACTTCAGGAAAATAACGCAGGAACATGTCGTTCTCATTGTTCCTACGATTTAAAATCTTATTTTTGATCTCAGCATAGAAATTCCATGCCAATGGCACAAATACTACACTGTCTTCTTTATCAATGTGATCCAGATAATCTATACCAACTATAGGTATATCTGTGCCCGGGCAGTATAATCCTTGCTTCAAGGGATTATCATCAATGACACAATCTAAATGTATACCGCTGGCATTGATCAGTGTAGAACCTTTGGCAGCAGCCCCATATCCTATGATGGGATATCCAAAATCACGATAATTTGCGATCTCTTCCTTGAGATCTACTAGGATTTTTTCAACTCTTGCCTGCCACTGCCGATATGTGGATCCACAATGTAGTTTCGATTCTGTAGCCAATATATTTTCAACGCGAGCAGAATTTGCCGGGCGCTTGGCTAAGACAAAGATATAACTAGTCCCGTGTATAGGTGTTTTAACTACATCTATCAGATATAATCCAGCACGCTCAGCTAGAGCTTGCATAGATTCTGCATTGTAATAACTGATGTGTTCGTGATAGATAGTATCAAACTCTCCGTTTAACACCATATCAGCTTGACTGGTGCTGATAAAGATTTTGCCATCATCCCGAAGACAATCACGGCATAGTTGCAGATATGTCAAGGGATCTGGTATGTGTGCAAATGCATTCTGTGTTGTGATGACATCCAAGGAATTCAAATATTTTGATGCTGCTCCTTTGCCCCAGAATGCATGCGTCACCGGATGTTTTTTACTGCTGATCTCGTACAAGTTATCTGCGGGATCTACACCGTGTGTACGCCAGGCTAGGTCTTTAAACGCATCTAATTGACTACCATCATTACAGCCAATATCTAAAACTGTGTACGGACCCATACGCTGTGTATAGGCAGTGAATGTTTCGTGCACAAAACGAGCATACCATTTCATATACTCACGATATGTACCGCTGGTTCCGCTGACATATAGATAATGTGTGTAAATCAATTCGGGATTGACTGCATGAGTAAGCTGTAAATGGTCGCAATCTTGGCAACGATTTACTGCCAATGGAAATACATCAACGCCCGGGTATATGCCTGGGTTTTTTTGGAAATTATTAGCCAAGGGTTGTTCTTTAAGATCTAATGTTAAAATTAAATCTTGGTTACCGCAGGCTAGACATTCAGTGATTTCGTGACAATTTTCCATTAATTTTTTATCTCTGTTCCAGTAGGTGCTATGCGACCTTCTACACCTAGGTTAGCAATCTCTACTACATGATCTGGATTTAAAAAATGTGCCAGTACATGTTCGATATCGATATAACCACCGTTGGCTACACGCTCAGCAAAAAATAAAAATCCATCCTCGTAGACGCTGATTACTTCATCAGTCAGCGACTGTGGCCAACTCCAGAGTCTGGCCATATACTGCCAGCTCTGTTGTGTCAGTTCAACAGGGAACTGGCTAGCATACTTAGGGCCGATAATGATCTTATCCTGTACAGCTTCGTGATCGTACATAGCGGGGTCAAACTGTTCGTTCAGTAAATATCTACCCGACATCTTGTGTATACGATCTACGGTATCTAAATGCCCTTCGTTGTGCAAACGTGCCAACACACGACCAAACACCATGATCTCTGTTCCGTTTTTAACCACGTCCCAGTTGTCGCTATCGTATAGACCTTGTACATTCGGATCCTGACTGTAGTCAAAGAAATAATCACTGGCTGAGCATAATTGTGCCGCTTGATCATTGCGTATAGGTGTGCCACAACATTCCATAATAGCAATGCGTGCATCAGGAATACGAGCCTTAATACTGGCGATAGTATCTAATGTTTGTTGTAATCTTTCTTCAGGAGAAAATACACCAAACTTGCTGTTAATAGCACTGGTTACTACGAAAAGATGTTTTACTTGAGTAGCCATCTATCATTCTCCAGAGTCCAGCGTACCATTTCCTCAATGCGCTCACTTAATTTAATCTTAGGTTCCCAACCTAGACTTTTCAACAAACCGCCATCTAGCGCATAGCGCAGATCATGCCCAGGTCTACTGCCGTGGAAATCTACCATCTCATAGTTTAAAGGTTTTCCTACTGCACGTGCGATCATCTGTGCTAAGGTCAAGTTATCAATCTCCTCTGTGCCTACAAGATTGAATTTTGGACATTTAGCATGTCCATAATCGCCTTGATGTTTGTAATCCTTAAGATCTAAAATAAACATCAATCCCTCAGCTACATCACGTGCATGGATGTACATGCGTGTGCCAGCATGTCTACGTGTAGGGTCAGCGTGGATGAAAACCCGTTCTCCATCTCTTGCCCGCTGAATGCACATAGGTATAAATTTTTCCGGATGCTGGCGCTCACCAAATACATTCATGGTATGCGTAATCACTATCGGCATCTTATAGGTATTTTCGTAGGCTACACAGAATTCCTCAGCTGCGGCTTTGCTAGCCGAATAAGGATTGGTACTATTATACCGATCATACTCTTTATATGCTATGCCCACTGGTGCTACTCCAAAAATCTCATCTGTGCTAAAATAGACAAAACGTTCTAAGTCCGGTAGATGCTGACGAGCATAGTCCAACATATTAACTGTGCCTACTGTATTGTCTTGCACAAACTCCATTGGATACTGTATGCTGCGATCTACATGGCTGCTAGCAGCAAGATGCAGTACTATATCCACTGGTCCAATGGCTTTTGCGATCATTTCATTAATTTCTGCTTTGAGATCGTGGAACACTACACGCACACGCTTGGCTACTTCCTTAGGGTCGTGATCCTTTAATACATCGTGTAATCTGTTGAGATTTCCTGAGATATCTAATCTATCTAACGTAACTATAGACCAGTCGGTATCGCGTAAAATTTTATCTACTACATGGTGTGCAATAAATCCCGCCCCACCCGTGATTAATACTCTTTTTGTCATTATTAAATCCTTTTAGGTATTATACTTGTATTCTGGTAAAATATCAAGAGCCCGAACTTCAAAATCTGGTAAAATCCATGGCTGATATTGTTCTTGATTTTTAGTTAAGGTTTCTGGAAAATAGCTATCTAGTTTGACTATAGTATATCTTTCTTCTCCATAATTTCCCCAGTGCATGCGATTGGCTATGCTGGTTTCTAGATCTATGTTATCAACGAATTCTGGGTAGTTGATCTCTTGATGTGCAAAACTCTGTGCTTTGTCTCTTAACCATTGATTATCGCCCATGTAACCAAAATGCCACCCTGCATGCTCTACTACTTCTACGTCGTCCTGCTGATAATTTAAAGGTCTATCAAAAAATTGGAATCTCATCTGGCGCAGTGCGTCGGGTTGTATATGATCTAGTAGACTTCTTTTTGTTGCCATACCCCAGACAACGTAAGGTTCGATGTGGCTGCGCATGTAGTTAAATTTAAAGTTAAACTGCGGCATGCGTAGGGCAAATAAATTGTTTGAGCTTTGCCGCATGTGCTCAACTGCTGCAGGTCTCGTGATCTCGTCAAGGTCACTAATAATTACGAGGTCGTCGGGATTTGCGTTGACTATACCTCTAGCGATCTGATCGCGCTGATAAATGTCATTGACCCAGGGGTTGGTGTCACCGGGCATGTCACTGACTTTTATGTGTATGATCTTGTCTGCCCACTGTTGATACCTCAGAGCATTTTCTTCGTAATAGTAGGGTTTGGGTCTGCTAGTAAAGGTTGTATTGGCTTCTACTAAGACAAAATAATCCACATGATCGTATAATTCACAGAGTCTTAATTCTAGCAAGTCTAATTCATTGTAAAATGGAAAGCAGTCGTATATTTTCATCGTTGTTTAGGTGACATGCTTAACCAGAACATGGTGTGTGGTCTGTTTTCATTTACTAGGATCCATTTATCTTCGTCGCCAAAATCATTAATCGGATCTACACAGGGATTTTTTGCACCTTGCATGATCACTTGTATATCGTGCGAATCGGCTAATCTTTCGGCGACAGTAGCAGAGACACCTTCGATAAAGCAATCGTGTGTTTCTACTACTACGCTGGCACGAATGATTTCAGGTACTTTTACAGGATCCAAGTAATCTAATTCCGCACCTTCACAGTCCATGAACACAAACGGATTATTATATTTGTTTAAGAATGCATTAAACTTATCTGTATCAAATTCTGTTGTACCTGCATATTTAATGTCGTTTAACTGTGCATTCTTACCTGCTAGTTCTAAGGCACGCGGTTCCACATCAACAAAAAATAAATCAGCATCTATTTTACTGGCACAGGCTACGCCCCAAAATCCTTCAGCACATCCAATGTTAGCAATAAGGTCCGGTTTATTGTTTAAGTGCGACAGTGTAGCATCGTATAACTCACATTCATATATGCCTAACAATTTTGCTGCGTGATCACCATCGCCCCAGCACCATTCAGGCGCTAACTTTAATCCAGCAAATGGGCCATGCTGTATTATATTACCTGTACGGTCGATAACTTCAGGTAAAATTTCACGTCTGCGTTCTTCTTGCCAATGTTTCAGTTGGTGCCATGCTTGTGTAAATTTCATCGTACGATTTGCTCTAATATTTTTTTCGCTAGATCTATCTTAGTTTCGTATTTAATACCAGGATAGTGACAGACAAAGTCGCCCGGTTGCCAGTTTCCATTGGCTCCAGTTATGTCCCAATCGTGTGTATTTCCGTGATCTCTATAATAGAAATCATAATCGAAACTATTAAAATCTCTCTGTGGATGTATCTTGGTCATGGCACGGTAGTCGTCGTCTATCTCTATCAAATCAATCATCGGTTGTTGCTCAGGCCATTGATGATCGAGATAAACTTCCTCTAGTGCCAGTACATCATACAAAAATTGTCTTGCTAGACTGCTGTTTTTTATAAAGTAACTGCCATTATTTATAGAGTATCGATCCACTGCAATAACAAAATCGTACCGATCATCGCAGAATTCAGCAAAAGGGATGGTAAAATTGGTTATAACGGCATCGCAGTCGAGCCACCATATCCAATCTAACTGTGGATTTTTTTCTAATATCTCGAGATTGTATCTAATCTTATCAAAGTAGATATGCCTGCCTTGACTGAAATTTTCATTCTTGAGGAAAAAACTATAGCCGTGCCTATAGCAGTACTCATTTTTATTATTGACTGTGATTTTAGCTAGCGCACGATAGTTTTCATCGTGCATGGTCACGAGTGCGTAGTGCATCAATTGCCGGCTTCTTCCTTGCTAACTCTTTCGCCTAGATATTGTTTAACTACACGTAGTAATTTGCGTTCGGTATCATACACAAACTCATTGGATTCATCTTCGGTATTAACAACTAAAATAAAACCGTTAGCGGCTCTGCGGATTTCTAATGTTTCAAACATAGCTATTCCTTAATTTATAGTAAATGAGCTTTTATAATATACTAAAAGGAATTATATGTCAATTTTTACTATGTTCGTTTTCTTCTAACGGGTTCTGAAACTATTTTTCTTTTAGCTCGAGTCGATGATTGTCCTTTTATCTTAGTAGGCGCAACCGGAGGCATATCTGCGTTAACCGGTTTATCTGGATTAAAAACCGGATCTCCAGCTGCTTCAGCTCGAGCACGTAGACGAACACGTTCGGGGTCGCTCATGAACTTTTCAGCGTATTTTTTAGCACGCATACTGGTATTTGATGGTCCAAAATATATACTAGGGCTGCATTTTGTAGTTTTTTGTAACATGGTCATCGGGTCTTCGAATCTTACTATGCTTTTCTCGGGGCTAGTGTCGTTAGAATGATAAAGATCAAGTACACCTTTAACGCCCATGACCGCTTTATATTCCTGTGTGCTGTTATTGCATATCAGAAACCCATCATTGCCTTTGCCGACGATATATTCTAGTAGTGCCATTACACCTTGTTCTTTGGCGATAGCTTTATTATCAGAGTGATGTATCGAATCGATGATATTTTCCACTGCTTCTGAAAAATCGTAGCCCTTGATAGCAGTAATACTAGGAAACATAGTCGACATCATGTTTCCAATGAATTCCCTAGACATGCCCGGTTTTTTCTTTTCGGATAGTTTTAAAAAATTGCTAAAATTTACTAAATTAGTTTTTTTAAATCTATCCCCAGGTCTAAAATCTGATTTTTTCCAAAGGTCAGATAATTGTGCATTTTTAAATGCCAAGGGAAAATTATTTGCCAACCAACTATCGGCTACAGATCTAAGTTTAGACGGACTTATTTCTCCTCCGGCAGTACTATCTAACCAGGCACCGCTAAGACCACTAACTTTACCAGTTTCTGCCTTGATGCTGATGCTGCCTGATTTTAATTCTAATTTTATATCTTTGCCTTCGCTTTTGACAACAATATCACCCCCTTCTTGCGAACTAGGTTTCCTACCGCCACCCATGATAGCTATCAGTGCTTCAAATGGGCCTGTAGCACCGCGTTGTCCAGTACTTAAGCTGATATCAAACAATGTTTCCTGTACACTAGCAAATACTTCGCGTATTTTAGGTATCTTGGTCGTAACTACATCTTCTAAAGATCCTTGACCTCGTTTGATCATGTCGCTAACATCAAGAGCTGTTCCTTTTTCACAGGCTTCAAGGAACTTTAGTCGATCTGCATAGGGTATACTGATGTCAAACATGCCTATTAGATTTCTCGCCCAAATTGGTTTGAGACCAAAACGTTTAGCAAATCTATCCGCTATATCCCTAATCTCTTTGTCTTTAACTACGAATTCACCGCGAGTGTTAAGCCGTATACCTTTAATAGCAGCAGTAGTAGCTGTCTGCATAGCAGGACTAGCAGCTACTTTGCGTATATTTTCTTCTTTTTTAGCATATTCGATTAGATGTTGCAGTTTAGCTAATTGATCTGGATGTTCTGCACCGTAGTGTGCCAGTAGTTGATCAAAGTATGCAGTATTTGCTTTTAATATAAAATCTTTATTAGGCGTTGCACCGGAGTAGACTGCCTCATTGAGCCCGGAACCAGCTATCTTAACCATCTCTATCGCAGTAGCGGAGATCTCATCTATTATACCACGCAGTGCTGCAGGTAAGTAATGTTCATCCTGGATGATATTTTTTAATTGTTGTGTTATTGACATAATGTATTATTTATCTACGTTCTATATCTGTTTCATTGCAATACTCACCGTACTGAATTTCAATAATATAGCAGGGTTGATCAGTGGGATTATATAGTCTATGCCAAGATCCTACCGGTATCTTAATCGCATCATCCTGGGCCGGCATGCTAACGTGTCCAGTTTCTGTTTCAAGATTGCACGACCCTTGCGCAACAAACCAATACTCTGATCTCTGTCGATGTCGTTGCATGCTAAGTGTTTGGCCCGGTTCTACCACTAGCTCTTTAACTTTAACGCCCGGTAATTCATGTAATACACGATAGTATCCCCAAGGTCTTGGAGTCCTGGCAGATCTCCAATCCTGTAATATCCAACTGCTGCTGTTAGCTTTATCCTCGCCGCCTACGCCAAACGCAAAATCTACACCCGATACGGTCATTTCAGGTATATTGTCTTGGGTCCTATCACCACCATTGGCAAATATGATCTGCTGGTCGGGATACATGGCTTTGATTTGTTGTATAGCATCTATAGCAGTATTATCTGAGTCGTCAAAAAAGATAACATCATCAACCATGTGCAGATTACTTAATACGGTCATGCGCTCATCCCAAGACATAAATGCTTGACCTTTTTTGCGCTCTAACCAGCTATCGCTGTTTAACGCAACAATCAATCTATTGCCTAACTGCCTAGCGTGATTTAATAATTTGATATGGCCACTGTGTAGGGGATCAAACCCACCGGAAACTATTACTACACTCATGTTAATCTCGTATGAGATAATTATCTTTATCCAGCCAACTGACTACTATGCTGTCTAATCTAGCATAGCCGTATGTGTTGATGCTGTGTATCAAGCTGTCGTTGATAAGATTACGCTCAGCTAGGTCATACCATGTAGCATCTGTTGTCAGTGGGCCGTGTTCGCTGGCATAGACTGCTGCATAAAGCCACGGGGTTCCCATTTCCCTGTAGAAATATGCATCTCTACAGTCAAATCCCGATATAGCCAACATATACATTAGATTTAGCAGATTGTAACTGTAATATTGATTGCTATAGTTGGATACAACTAGACTGTTAGTCAATCCATCGATGTACGTGGTCTGCGGAACTGCTAGCACTAGCATACCATTAACATTAATTGCTTCTTTCCAGCTAGCGAGACATTTAAAAGGATCACGGCTATGTTGCAGTACATCATGCGCCCATATCAAATCAACCTGTCTAGGTATAATCCTTTCGTGGAAGTCCCCGTCGATAGGGACTATATTGGGTATGGATTTTACTTCAGGTAACAGTTGTTTAATATTTTTATCTACAGCATAGACAGTATAGTTGTGTGGTTCTGGCGGATTATCTCTAGTATGTAAAGTGGCCCACCACTTTGCGTCTAATCCTGCACCACAGCCCATATCTGCTATAACACGCAAATTATCCAGAAAACTATCGTACTCGTATAGATATTTTAATATGCCAAGACTATGATCGTGGCTAGCATGTGCGTTTCTAAACAGTCCCATTAGTAATGATCTCGATGATTAGTTTTTTTTCTAATTGCTCTAGTCTAGATTCGAGCTGGTGGCAAGCTTCAACTATTTCATTTTCTGTTCCCCAGCTGCGCTGTGTAGAAAGATGATAAGCCCATTTGGCTACTGCATCTTTTTCTAACTGTATGTCTACTGCACCGTGACGCGGTCGTGCCAGAATGCAACGATTAAATCTTTCTAGCAATTCGTTAGCACGTTGTTTTGGATCCATTAGACTGCTATGTCCTCCATACCAGCTGTGCGCAACCTTACTATGTGCCCAGCCATGAAATTTTTGCTTTCTAATCCTTTCATGACTCCTAGCCACTTATTGCGCAATAGTGCCACTTCATTGATAATAGTTTCCATGTCAATGACTTCATCCTCGGCCTCAGCGTATTTTTCTGCATCTCTGCTGGTTAATGCACGTGCATAGCTTTCAAGGTATTTCTTATAGTGCTTTTGACGTATCTTACGTAGCTGTATGTTTAGATATTCTAAGACCGCTTCAATTTCTTGTAATTGACTAAAGCGGAATTCTGTTTCCCCTGGCAGATTAGCCAGCGCCTTTTCCACGTTACCGCGTATCTTAATTTCTCCTCGTGCCTGTTGGAGTTCATTTTCATAGTACCCAATGAACTCCGGTATCACACTTAAATCAGCAACTATTCGATTGTAAAACATTTATTCCCAATTTTCAGAATCGTCTTCAGATTCATCTTCGTGCCCGTATTCTTTCAAAGCACGTTTTAATAGACTGTCAGCTGAGCAAAATTCTTCTAGTTCGTGGTCGCCTAACATATCTACTAATACGCTAACTAAGCTATCAGTTGCTTCCTGCCGATCTTTTGATGGGACAAATTGTTTTAGTATACTGTATGTTTCAACTAATACATCAACTTCAATGGTCATTCTACAGTCTCCTCTGCGTTTTCTTGTTTGTGTGGGTTTGCGGTAAAATCTTTCATCACGAGATCTAACGACTCTCCTTCGTTGCGTTCCCATTCCTTACGGAACTGTTTGATCTCGGTGCCATCCACTAGTATATATTTAAGTCTATTACCATCTTTTGTTAGTAGACCTTTAGCTTCAAACATATCAACTAACCCACTGTAGGGGTTCATACCAGACTCGTAAGGGATCTTGATCTGCACTGATTCAAAGGGTTTAGCATAGCGTGTTTTCATAATCTTGCAACCAGCACGTATACCTTTGACTTCGGAGATCTTGTTACCTTCTTCGTCTTCTTTGAGTTTAAGTTTACGCATGGCTACTACAATCGAGCTAGCATAGATAAAACCTTGACCGCCTGAGATTTTATCATCTGGGTCAAACATATCTTGGCTGGCGTATGTATGGTTAGTTGCTACTAATCCAATGTTCAAGTCGCCGAACATGTTTACACAGTTACGTACCAACGCTGTTAATGCCTTAGGCTTACGGCCCATGTCACCTTTTAAATCACCTGCTTCAAACTGATTTACATCGGTAGGTGTTAATAGCATGCCCAAGCTGTCTAATACAAACAGGACTTTAGGACGCTCATCTGCAGGTAACGTTTTGTATTCTTTAACAAACTCGTTGATCATTTTAGCTACATCATCAATCATAGCCATGTTCAGTTTCAACAGTTTATCTTCTGATGTATCTACACCTAGTGCCTTTAACCAATCTTCATCTAATGCATTTTCTGTGTCAATCAAGATAGTATAGATACCTTGCTGTTGTGCATTACGAACCAAATTTCCAGAACAGATAAAGCTCTTACCCGCACCAGACTCACCAGCAAATACCGTAACCTTGCCCATGGGCACTCCTCTGTGGAAGTCTCCCGAAATAAGATAGTTTAGTGTATAGTTACCTGTGCTGACCCAGGTATCGGGATCACGGAATCCCACAGAGATACCATCGATGCTTTTAGTAATGCTTTTTCGAAATTTACTTACGTCAAACGGTTTTGTAATTGCCATGATTTATTCCTCTAATAATATATTCACATAAAACCTTATGTTCTTCTGTTGTTGGATGCCTTTGGTGCCCTAAAAAAATATCGATAAATTTTCCATCAAATTTAAACCAATTATTGTACCCAACATTATCAAGTAGTTTTTTAATATCAGATTTTATATATTCAAGATTGTTAAGTTGATCCATTGGATCTTGTATTGCAGAAATATATAAATCAATTTTGTTTATTTTACAGTAATCTATTAGGTTTTGTAAAGCCCTAAAATGTTCTTTTGCTAAAACTAAAAATCCTTGATGTTTATATAGTAAATCAAAAATCTTTGCCTGTTCTGTTTTTCTGTCATAATTTAATCCTCCACTGATAATCCATTTTCTGCAAGCTGGAGATCTGATGGACCACACAGTATTGTCTACCTTTAATAAATCAACCATGGCATTACATAGGTAAGTTTCTGTATCCATCTCTATATCCATTCGCCATAAATTTGGTAGTACTGCGATTATTTTTTTTACATCTGGTAGTTCTAGTAATCTATATAAAGCTTCAATACATATACCTTTAATTCCCATACCTGCTTTAGCAGAGATATAGCATGGGTCCAAAGACGAATACTGTACACTCCACGGAATAGCCGATTGCCATGTTGGATCTGTAAAACTACAGCCAACTAACAGAGTATTATTCATATTTTTTTAATTCTTTTAAATATTTTTTACTAAAATACCAATCATAGTTGTACTCTATCGTATCCTGTTCTATTAGATAGAGATCGTGCCAATCAAGTTTGGATAATTTTTCAAATTTTGATAACATCGTCATTAGTTCAACTAGTCTTATCACCGGATTTATTATTTCATCAAATGAATAGTTAAATATTTTATTATATCTCTTAAAGCCGTAATATTTCTCAAGATGATCCGCATACCCAGGCTGTCCGTATACTAAAAATAAAGTCTTGTTTGATACCGCATAAAGAAATTTTTCAGTCACAAAGGGGTAATATCTAGTTCCCTCAGTTTCTGCGATTAATTGAACAAAAGAATCGGATATGTAGGGAGATAGAACAGTTAAGTTATTTAAGTGATTGTATTGTTGATAATCTATACCCGAGATTTCCCGATAAAAATTTTCATTGTCGGTTATGATAAATTTTCTATAAAATCTTTCGTCTACTGTATTACTAAAAAAACTTGCTATATTACCATCAACTGTATGTTGTGTAGTTTTAAAGTTTTTAGTAAAGTAATTTAGTCTATTCCACTCAAATTTATATATAGCCGAAGTTAAAAATTGCCTAGCAATAGTGCCCGATCCGTTAAAAGAACATACAAAGTTACTAAGTTTTTTTGGTAAATTAGTACTGTGTTTTATTTTTGAGAAAAATTCCGATCTCCATATACTATTATAACAAAATTTAATGTCAGGATAATTAGCCTTTATTGTTTGATTAACAAAGTATTCTAAATAGACCGTGCCGGATAGCTTCTCTAGATAATTATTTCTTAATCCTTGATCAAACCCAGTGGCATGATCCCATAAGATATAAAAATCTTTTTTCTTCTCTAAAAACGAATATTTTTTCTTATGCATCTACTAGATTTTGGTACTTAGTTGCTTCTATCAAAAAATCATCTATTTTCTTGTCCGAGTGGATAATTTGACTGAGGTGTGGATCGATTATATCTTTAAAAAATTTATAATGTACTAAGCTCCCAGGATGTCCTTTGTACCGTTTAGTGTACCAAGGTAGATCGTTAAGACAAGCATATCCTATTATACCCGGAGTGTATATATTTGTCCAATCAATTTGATCATATATTAATTGGCAAAGAGAATTTTCAACTAGCGGTGTTGATAAACATTCTGTCTTATCAAGTTTGCCTGTATTTAATTGATTTTCAGTAACCGATAATATCGGGCTATCAAATAATATGTAGTATTGCCAATTATTTTTTTGGCATACTAACTGGAACCAGTGTATGTTTAGTAATGTTTTATATGTAAAGTATTTGACACCAAAGTAATTATTATAATAATATTCTTTCCAACGAGGAAAATGAGATCCGGTGGACCAAAAGCCAGAATCATCTGTGCTATTTAATCTTACTGCTGGGTGTCGCTCGTTGTCTAATAATTTTATTAATTCGCAGTCTTCAACATACCAATCCCATTTATCTATGCTAGTTAATTGCACCAATAAAAAAGGGTCAGGAGATTGTTTAGCAACTTGTAGAGTTTTTAACAGTATGACTTCATTTCCTAAACCTTTGACACTAACATCGTTAAACTCAATTAAATCATATCTTTTTTTTGTCCAAGTTGCCCATGTCGGCCAACTCTGATCGTTAGTAGTGCTAGATCCCCCGACAATGAATTTCATTTATTTTATCCAATATTTTTAAGTATAAATTTATATTGTCTTGAGTTGTTAGATGATTAATATTATCATCGGTATTAGATATATTGTCTACTGTAATAATGTCTCTTTCGGTTAAGAATCTTTTTGGTACCAATGGATGATCTATTACAATAGTTGGAATATCGGCAATAATCTCATTTATTTTTTCTCTGAGCAAACAATATACAATTTCCTGATACCGATCGTCCGCATGGTATTTAAAAAAATCATACGCCGATTTTAACGACCTATTAAATTTTTTCAAAATACTTCCATAATGATATTCAATATCCGAAAAAATTAAATCAGCCGAATGATGCAGTAGATCGCCATGGTGCACAGGGTGAAGAGCTGTCGGTATACGATAAGGGCTAGTATGGCTAATAATTATTTGATCATAGATGCGAAGATTTTTTTGGCAAGACTTTAATTGTAAGTAAATCTTATATTCCGAACATCCTGCTTGTGCAATATTATCAACTTCGTGTACCTTGGCTAAAAAATTCGGCCAACCTTCAGATTCTGTATATTTTATCTTCCAATCAGCCGAAAAACTATCACCTAGAATTAAAATTTTCATTGTTGTAAATAGAATACCGATATACTCTTTTTACTTTTGTCGGCTACGAATCATTGCCAAGATGTCTTGAGCACTCTGCCCACCAGCTTTGGGTTCTGCTTTTACTGGTTCAACAGCTTCTTCCACTGTATCATCTGCTTCAATTGCTTTAATCGCAGGTTTTGATGTTGTTACAACTTTAGCCGTTGGAGCGGCGTCTTCTGCGTCATCAGCCGATGCGGCTTTGGCAGCATTAGGTACTTCAACTCCGTAGGGTTTATAGTAGGCACCCCAACGTTCTGCGTCATATGGCTGTCCATCTACACTTGCTTCAAACATTTCTTTGATGACTTTCAGTTCCACTTCGCCGGGTTTCTTAGGTAAAAAGTCACTTAAGTTAAACAAACCATACTGTTCAACAGCACCTGCTTCTTCGCCAGTTAGCGCAGATTCTTTACGACTCCATTTACTGGTGCTATAGTCTGCATAACCACCCTTGCTTGTTTTGATGATCTGGAAGTCCAGACCACGTTCGTAGTCAGTTGGTAATTCTTCCATTTCTGGATCCATTAATGCAGCCTTGATGATGTTAAAAATCTGTGGGCTGATGGTGAATCTACGAATTGGATTTTCGGGTGATTTGTCGTCGCTGAGTGCGTTTTCACGAACAAACCCTTGGAAAATATAACTTTTCTTTTTCCAATACTTACGACCCATTTCTTCTAAACCTGGGTCTTTAAACCAGGGTCTTACTTCTGCTAAAACCGGGCAGGATTCGCCATACATTTCCATGCAGGGTACTTGTACTACCACTGGTTTTGAATCTGCTTGTCCTTTGACTCCAGCAAATGGCAAACGGATCATTGCACGCTCTGCCCAAAAATATGGGTTGCTGGTGTTGCCGTCTGGTAAAAATCTTACTCTTGCTGTGGAACCTTCTTCGATGTTCCAATGTGGATAAATGGCGTTGTCTCCGCCGGATTGTTGGGTATTGCCACGATTTTCAGTAGCGGTTAGTTTTGCACGAATTTCAGCCAATGTTAAAGCCATGATGTTTTCTCCTTAATAAAAATGTGCCATAATAAAAAAGCCATGTTGCACATACACTATAGTATATGCTTGTATATTTATCATTGTCAATGATTTTTGGAGATTATTTCTTCAGACCAGCTAAAATACGCAATAATTCAAATGGATCTTCTGATTCCATAGCCAATTGGCTAGTTAAACCAACATCTCCTGGTGGGTTAGCAGCACCATACACACTGTCTGCGGGTTGCTGTGGGCTCACAGGTTTGACGTAATTGGTTTCAGCATCTTGGCTGTTCTTGTCACCAAAATTGATTTTATCTAAGATTTCTGGTTTGTTGTCCTGTATCCAAGATTTTATCAACGGTCTGGTGTCAGCGTCTGCACCTTGGCTCTGGCTGTAATGATAGATAGCATCGTTTAGATCGTTGTCCCCTATCACGGTCTTAATCTTGTTCTGTGCATCAATGCCATTTATACCAGCAGGCAAAGGTGTTTTCATCATCTGGTTCAATGCTTCGACTTTATCGTCATTATCGGGAGTGTTATAAGCAGTTTCAAAAACATCATCTGCCCACTCTTCCAATTCATCTGCATAGCTGTTGTCACATTCGTTCTTGCGTTTGTGTGCGCGATAGACATAAGGTAGTGCATCATCAATCTTGTCGCTGTAAACTTTTTTAACAAAACGTTCACGCATTTCGTCTATGTCTACACCGTCATCTGCATCTACGTCTGGTGCATAGTCTGCGAAATAGTTTGTGTAGCCACGCCCTGTGCTCATACCGCGCAAGCGTTTTTTCAATTCGTGATGTCTCTGTTTAGCAGACTCTGCCATGTCCTGTGTTTCTGTGTCTTCGAACTGTCTGCGATTGCAGTGACGGACGAAACGGCTCATAGCTGACATTTCACGAACTATCTCGGCTATGTGTTCTGCACGCTCGTCGTGTATGTTACCGCCGTGTTGTACGTGTTGTGCTAGTGCTCGTGCACCATGTAGACTTTTGAACGGTACTAAGAAACGTTCGCCTTGCGGAGTTTCAATAAAGATCTCTTGGATCTTTCTAGCACGCTCGCCGGGTCGTTCTCCGGTGACCACTCCGTCATGTTTGATCACTAGCCTGCATTCGCCAATGTCAACATAACTCTTGTGTGCTGTACCGTACATACGACTCTCAGTTGCGATCTGTACATCATTGGCAGTACTAACATCGTCCGTGCCAGCCTGTTGTTTAACATCCTGCAACTTAAGATTGCTTTTGTTAATATCGCGCGTGTCAAAGGTCAGGAGATTGCGTTTGGCAAACTGTCTAAGATCACGCAGAAATTTATACCAGCGTTGTCTTTGCTCTGTATCCATCTTATCGCTTATGCTCTGTCCGTAATAGACTTTAAGACTGTTTTCGTCGATAAGACTCAAGGTCACTTTACCAAACTTTTCGCCTTCAGAATCTGCGTCGTAGCTGTCAACATAGGTAAAGTTAAAAAATCTAGCTCGTTCGGGATCTTGGGTAGCTTTGGCAGATTTGTCGCCGAGCGTGACATTAGGGAAACGTGAGCGTACCTTGTCAAACAGTGCAGTGGATATGGATTCGATTTCTTTCATATGTATATTTATGCTATTACATACCAAATGTTGCTATGAAAGGCATGGGTTCGACGAAATCGTCAACTGTGTCGCGCAATTCAGCTTCTAAGGTAGGATCATAGTTTTGCAGTATCTGCATCATGCGTATGGCTAACAGTAGTGCCATGATCAGATCGTCTGTTTCGCCTATTTTAGCTTTATAACTCTGTCCCGAAGCGATAAAGTTTTTAAGCTCGCTGATCAGCATCTTGCTGTTTAGCACTATCCTATCAGTTTCTACTAGACTCTTGAGTTTGGCACAAGCGGCTAGTTTCGTCTTGTTAGTAGTGTTAAACCCTTTTCGATATCTGCGAACATTACCTGCACGTGCAGGTTCGCTTAAAAAGATACCTTTGATATTTTCCTCGCCGATCTCAGCGATAGTTATCAGCGCAGCTTCACCTAGTGTATTGTTTTCTACGCTATAGTAGACATTATTCAATCCTGCAATTTCTGCGAGATATTCACAGACTTCACGTAACACGACTATCTGGCGTGTTATAGGAGTACGATTATCCCTCCATTCGCCGATCTGTTTAAGTCCCGGTAGTTCTAATATCTGTAGTGCGCTAGGGTCACCACCTGTGCCTAAACTGGGATCCAGTGCCACCATGTAAGTATGTCCTGCACTGGGTTTTCCGTACCAGCGTACCTGCCCTTGTTTTTCTATAGGGTCTACACCGTGCATGTGCACGATTTTTAATGGATTGATAAGTGTCTCATCTTGGATAATAAATTCGCAATTAGAACATAAAATATTATTTGCATAGAATCTATGATTGTTTTTTACATTTAACAGATCATATACTGGTTCCGTCCCTGTTATAGCAATCGAAACAACCTTTTGTATACCAGTTAAAGTTTGAATTCTATCCCCAGGCCTTAGTTGTTTAACAGATTTTGTGTATAATTTATCTGTAAAAATTTTATGATCAAGTGTTGCTCTAATAGATGTTTGTTCTAATTTAATTAGTGCTACTCGACGATTGCCTTTATCAAGTACACCATCAAATTCGCTCCACCCAGTATCAGTCAAGATTTGAAAATTTAACTTATTTTTTATTAATTCTTCCACGTAACCAATCCTTAGGTTGTTGGTCTAATACAAAATATTTTTCAATAATTCCATTATTATACCAAACTTTTCCTTTTATGTGCCCGGGTTTCCCTCGTCGAGACTCTGCAATTTTTTTATTACGATTTTCGTCTGCATAAATCTTAGCCATTTTTTCTCTATGCTCCACTGAGGTATGCAGTTTCATTTTTGATTCTCGTTCTTGTTCAGACCATGTTGTGCCTTTTTTCCGCCCCCCAATGCCAGGACGTTTTATTCCTCTGTTAGGTGCAGGTTTTCCGTACATTGGATTATTCTCTCCTTTCATTGATTCCGATCTAAGCGTGTACATTAATTCGGCGTTCGGAGCAAGTTTTAATAGTCCCATATAGGCAACTTTATCTTGTATTCTACCATATTTTTCGTACAACAATTCATGTGCTCTCGCATGTTCCTCTATAGTAAGTTCTACTATATTAGATTCATCGTCTGTTCCGCCAGCATGCTTAGGTATAATATGATGCTTATGAAGTTTCATTATGTATTTATATCGTAAATGATGAACTCACTTCAATAACATTTTAAGTTGCTCAATTGTAACAGTAAAAATTTTACCAGATTTATCGCGCAACGTTACTTCTGTGTCACTGCACAAACAGTCCATTTCCCTACGGAAACGTTCTTCCCCTAGCTGGGCACGCATCTGTTCTGCCCAAACATCATCGCGTTCAGGATGCTCTCTCCAGACAGCACGGAACGATTTGAATCCGTTGATGCCTACATCTGTTTCATTTCCGTTGGCATCAAAAGTTTTATTAGCATCACGCCAGATTATAGCAAACTGATCTTCATCACTGTTGGGCGTACTGGTAATAATACATTTACCGCCAGTGCTTAAGGTTGGAGTAATGGAAGTCCAAAATTCACTGGCTATGCTGGGTCGAACGAATGCAAACTCATCACAATACAGCAGAGAAATTGACATACCCCTGCCAGTGTTTTCTGTAGTAGTCTGTGCTACTATGCGCGATCCATTTTCAAAATCTATCGATCCTTTGTTGTAACTAGTCGCACCTGCACGCACAAAATCAGGACAGTTTTCATATCCAAATCGCACCCGTGTCATAATCTCTTGCGCACCTGCAAATTTGTGCGCAGCTACTAGTATAGTGCTGTCAGGTACAAACATAGCATACCATAGCAAGTATCCTGCTGCAGTCGCTGTTTTGCCGGTCTGTCTGGGCAAGAGATTGATATTGAATCTATAGTTGTGGTAAGCATGTATCAAACGCACTTGATATTCGTAAGGCTTATATAACAACAAACCTTTTGTAGGATGCTGTATGTAGAAATAATTAGTTAAAAAGTGCATAGGTCCGGTTACAGGATCGGCACAGGCAGCTATCTCGCGTATCTGCTCTTCTGTATAGAGCTCTCGCTGATAAGGAGTTTTGACGATAATATTTTCTTTGTTTTTGCTCATGGTTAAATATATTTAATGTCACACACACTATTACTAAATCAAAGTTACGAGCCAATCAGTGTATTGCCTTTGAGTGTTATACACTGGCATAACGCTATTAAATTAATCTACTTACAGCGCATATCTGTAGTCGAGACCTATGCAGAATGGGTAGTGCGCAGCGAGCATACAATCATGAACGTGCCCAGTGTCTGCGTAACACATGAATACTACGATCATAAAAAACATGTCAAATACAGCCGCACTAATCTCTACTTGCGTGATCTATACACATGTCAATACTGCGGAGAAGTTTTTGACTATGAAGATCTCACTATAGATCATGTGTTGCCTAGATCCATAGGCGGCAGGACGAATTGGGAAAACACTGTTACCTGTTGTAAGTCTTGTAATAGTTGGAAAGGTAGCAAAATCGTCAAACCTTTGCGTGCACCATATAAACCCGACTACTATAATCTAGTAGACAAATGGAAACATAAACCTGTAGAGATCAAAAATTCCGGATGGGCAAAATATCTTGGGATTACTGTGGCTGATAGCGTCGACGCTGATCAGGATGTTGCTTGAAGTAGCGTTCGATCTGTTGTTCTACACTACCATTGAGATATGGTTTTGAAAAGTTTATGATAAACCAAAGATCTGACCCCACTTCTGGATTATATTTCTTCAATAGTTCGTTTCTTTGATTAGCTGTATAGCTGATATTACTGCCTACTGGGCTAACAATACCTTCTTCGTTGGCTCCCGGAATATTATGTGTATCGTTGACATAGCCACCGACACTGGGACTGCTGGCACCTTCGTTTTCTACGATAGCAATACCTGCCAGACGTTTAATCTCTGCTAAATCATCAGGATGCATGACTGCATCGTCCTCTCCTGATTCTCCAGGTAATACAAAATCTTGGCTAGTTATACGATACTGTTTCATTTTTTCTTTCTTTTAAGCTCAACAGGTTTACGTGCTTGTACTGGACTGCTTTTATGTACAGATTCTGGTTCTTGGCTGCGCTTATCTCCCCACGATTTTGATCTGGTATCGCCTACGTGTTTCATAGCACGATCAATCATCTCATATTCTACTGGGTGGAACGGTGTCATTACTGGGTCGCCACCGGCCCAATTTTTTTCAGGCATAGGACCGTCGGGCGTATCGCCTGCGCCGGCACTGGCCAGTGCTTTTAAGAACATAGCGTGCAGATAACTGCTGCCACGATTCATGTTTTGATTTGGCAATGTAGAAGTATTACTAAACACGCTTTCGTGTTCGGGGTTAATCTTTCCCGCACCGTCGGTTATATCTTCATTTATGATATCAGAAATCTTCATCGTTTTTTCTTTTTTAACTGTACGTGGCCGCGATCTTTGACCGGACTGCTTTTATTAACGTAATGCGGTTCTTCGCTTTTGTTGCGTGTAACTTGGTTGACACGGCCCGCATTTGTCATTTCGGCAGCATCTTTGATCATGTCAAATTCTTCGTCGGTGTAAGTTGTAAGAAAAGGATCGCCCGCAAAAGCACCAGCCGGTGGCATGGTATTTGTACCTTTGCCGTCGGCAACTGCTAGGCCAATACCAAATCGATACTGTTGATAGGGACTGCCGTTGCTTTTATTCATACTGATGTCGGGCATGCTGATACCGCCTTTGATAGCCTGTAGATGCGCATCATCGGCTAGCTTAGGATCAAATCCGTGATCACCTTCTCTTAGGATCTCACGGATTTTCATTACTTCTGTACCTTTTTAATACTTTCGTACTCTCGTGCTAAACGACCTTTAAATCTGTTCTCGCTTTCGCGTACTGGTGGGCGACTCATCGCATTGTCGCCGTTATTTTTAGTTGGGCGATCTGGATTCATAGTTTTCTCACCCGAATCACCTTCGCCAGGATTTAACGAACTAGCACGCATGCTATAATACTGCTCTTTAGGCTTGTTGACCACTTCTTCCGACTCGTCATCAAACTCGGGGTCACCGTAAGTATCTTCATCTTTGGCTAGTGCTTCTTTAACTGGGTATTCTTTGCCGTCAACATCAAACTCTTTCTTACCTTGTGCTCGTGCCTTGGCCAGTGCGCCTGAAAATTCATTGCCTTCGTCTGCAATGCCTTCTTCCATTCCACCAGTGCCCGGTCCAGCATTTTGTTCGTCTACAGATAAACCTGCTAGTCTAGCTAGTTCATTTAACTCTTCGTCAAATGGAGTTTGCACTTTATTTACTGAAACATCTCGGAAATCTCTTGCATCAGCAGGAAATTCAAAATCAGGATGGCTAGGCTGTGATGTTTGATGTTGCTCTAGATCTTTAAGTGACAGCGGAGTGCCTTTTTGCTTACGCAAGTAAGCAGGTGCATCTGGATGCATGACATCTGTAGCAGCTTCATCTGCGATCTGTTTGCGATTGGCACTGAACATGTCCATGCAGTCTCGCAATAGTGGACTCATGTGACCTGTTTCTTTGAACATGCGCATGTCTGTATCTAAACATTCTAACATCTCGTCAATAGTCATGTGTTGTTCTTCCATCATCTTTTTAAGATTGATGCTTTCATCTATTTTATGTGTTGTTGTGCGACCTTTGGCCCAATGTGGCAATTTATGATGCGCACCTTTTTTCATGCCGGACTTTTCATAACTACCCCATGGCATGTGTTCGCTGCTGTGTTTTTCACCTGTGTCGGCTTTCTTAGGGCGGCCGCGCCCTTTTTTCTCAGCGGGCTCTGCTTTTTTAGCATGTATTCTTGGACGACCACGGCCCCTAGAATCTACCGATTCTTCATCATCGCTGTCACCTTGGTATTCTGTACCGTATGTACCTTTGTGTATACGACCTGTTTTAGTATAGGTTGTTTCACCTTCGTCTAATTCGCTGGCATCATGTGCAACATCGGCTAGATGTGCATCAATACCGGCTGTATTTTTTAACTTCCATTTTTCAGCGGCTTTTTTAGCAGCTTCATAACTGGAGTTAGCAGTTACTTCGCATTTACCTTTTTTAGCGTGCACACATATATACGGACGCTCTTGGCTTTCCCAGGTATATGCAGCACTATCATCGTATGCGCTCATTGGATCTTCACCTATGACACCGGCTGCTGATCCCGGTACTCCTGGGCCGGATCCTGTGCCACCTGAAGTGTTTCCAAAACTACCAATGTCTTCATCTTTCTTACTGCGTTTCCAAGCTGTGGCGTACAATACTTCTAGACCTTTTTTCTTGCCGTACTGATCGATAAAGTGTTGTTTGTTTTTCTTGATCCATGCTTCTTGACCTGGAGCAGATACTTCGTCTACCTGTTCTTCTGCCACGCCTTGCTTTTTGCGAGTAGTAAATGTACCAACACCGGTATTCATATTGTATTGACCGACTTTTTTGCCACTAACCATAGCATGACTAGCTATGTGTCTACCATCGTCTGTGCGTTTTTTAATAATTTTCACTGGAGTAGGATGATAATGATCTTTAACATTATCTACCCATTCGCTATGTTCAACGCCTTGGGTAACTTCATTTAAGTTTTCTGCCATACCTCGACTTCGCTTGCCTGTTAGTTTTTCATAATCTTGTTTTGCATATTCATGGTACAATTTTTCTAGCGTTTTTGTAGAAACATTTTTCCCTGTGCGTTCTCTGATGTCATCGGCCCAGCTCTGAATAATATCTTCAATAGGTGTGCCCAGCGGCCATTCTGTTACACTATCATCATATGTTTGTCTAACAACATCCATAACGCTCTCTGCTACCTTACCCCATCCAGATTTGGCACGGATAGCGAACTGTAGCTGTTTCATTTTTGTGTATTCTTTAGAACCTTTTTCGTGTGGTCCAGTTTTTTTCAAATTAGATAACTGTTTTTTTAAGTCAGCTTCTGTCTTGCCTTTAAACATACCTTTGCGTGCTTCTGGGGTTGAGTAATCACCGCCCCATTTTTCTTCTAATGATTCTTCGTTGGGAATATTCTCTGCGGCATCTTCTTTTGTTGAGCGTAGATCTTTCTTAAATATACCTAGCTCTTCGCCACCTTTTTGGAATGCTGTAGTTGCATCGGCACCGGATTTTTTCAACTGTTTTGCCAGATTACGATATTGTTCTCTTTTCTCTGGAGTTACTAGTTCTTCGGCTTCGCCCATTTTCTTGCCAGCGGCAGCAGCTTTTTGGAAAGCGGCTTTACCATATTTTTTACGACCAATGGCAGCAGCTACTGCAGCAGGGTTCTCTGCGCCGCCTTTCTTAGCAGACTTTTCAACTGCCTTAAAGCCCATGTATTTTTCTGACAGTTGTTGTTCTACTGCACGCACACCTTCAGTGACGCTACCGCGTGGATCTACTGATTCGTAGACCTTTTCTTTAGCGGGTACAGATTCTTGTTTGGGTTCTAGACTAGCTAGTTTTCCTAAGATGTTATAGATGTCGTTATGCTTGCTCATGTCATTAACCTTTCATGGGATTTGGGATTTTGTTCTGTTTAGATCCCACTGGGTCTATGTTACCTTGTGGTAGATCGTTTGTGGTTTTTCCATAGCTAGCAACTTTTTCTCCGCCTACAGTAGTGTCGTTACCAGCTACTTCGTATTTCCTAGACTCCAACTCTTTCAATAGACTGCCTATGCGTTTCTGGCCTACTAGTTCTTGAGCTCCTGGCTCATCTTTTAATTCTGTCTCGTCTAATAGGGCACCTTTGCGGTCCTTGCCAGCAGCTTCAGCTTCGTCTGTGTATTCTGCTTCATTGAGGTAGCGCACACTGATCCAGTCTGGATTTAGATGTGCTCTTTCTTTCAGCGTCTGACGTACTGCTACCGCAGTAGCTGGATAGGCCACAGCGATATCAAACTGCCAGCATTCGCATGGTCCCCATTGAGGGAATTCTCTATGCTCTTGTATAGGCATGCTTTTTACTGCACTAACGCTTTCTAATTGATAGGTATCAAGGGCACGTTTGATCTGTTCCATGACCGTTTTAGGATCGATGGTAGCCATCTTGATACGAAATTCATATGTCTTGTTATGTTCAAATACGTAAGTTTGGAAACTTTTCATTGTCAAATTCCTGCTATATGTTATATTTAGCTTGATTCTATCAATTATCCTTCTTGCCGAGGATAGATTTTAATAGTTCGTTGCGATCTAATAGTATGCCTTTGCCGTCGATAGCGTCATTGGCAGATTCTTCTTCTTTTTTATTATCTTTTTCACGCTGGTGGTCGAGTTTTGCTTTCTGTAGCTGTAGTTGCACCATGCGCAGTTTTTTATCTAATTTTGCTGTTTTAGCTGTGATAGCATGCCCTAAGAGCGTGCCCGCTGTCTGTAGTATCACACCGCTGAATCGTGGTTCGACGTTCATGCCTAGGTCGATAAGATCTTCTGCCTTGCTCTTAGCAAGATCTGCTAATTCATCCAGCTCTCTATCACCAGTTTCAAGGTCACGGACTGTGGGTAGGGCTACGTCAATCTTATCGATAGCTGTGTCTACTTCTGTCAATAACGATTGATTATCTTTGATAAACTGTTCTGTTTCTTTGGGGGATGCGGTTAACTCTTCGTCTTTAGGCGAAGAAGGAGCAAGGTTTAATAATTCTTCAAGCCGTTTAGTAATTTTAGTTCTCCAATATCTTAAGTATCTTTTCTTTTCTATTTATCGCCATATCAACCCGATCCCAACTAATACCAAGTTGTATTGATATTTGTCTTTTATTTTTACCTAGATCGAATAGGTTCCAAATATTAAGTATTAACTCTTTATTTTTACTAACATAACTATTAAATATGCGTTTTCCGTGATCAGGATTTTTTATGCCTTTTCTTTTAGCAGCACTAGTTAAACAATTATTCAGTCTATTTTGTATTGCTTTTTCTGTCCATTTTTTATTTCTTAATTTTTCCTTTGTTTCTTCGGAAATTATTTTACCTTTAGTAACTTTACTAATTTTTTCTGCGTGTATCCTACGATTTTCGTCAGTCCAATACCTATCTAATTTTTCCTTAAATCCCAATGGCATTTTACACCCTGTCTTTAATGGGGGTGCGTCACCGCCAGTAGTAGTGTTTCTTAATATTCCTTGTTTATCAATTCCCTTACGACCGTACCATTCTATCATGCGTCTTTCAATTGCTAATGCCCCGATTTCTGTTAAATTCTTTTCTAAAAAAATTATATTGGATTTGTTTTTTGGAATAGAGATATTATCGTGTTTATTAAATGCTCGATTTCCTTTTCCTTTTCCTATGTAATACGGAGTACCATCTGACTCTCTCAGATAAGCGTAGACATAATAAATATTCATGCTGACATTCCTCACTAATGTTAGAGTAGTTGGATCTGCCAGGATCGCGAACTACATTTCTATTTATTTTTTCCTTGAAAGAATAGATCTCGCTCGGTTATGATGCGAAAACTGAGATTGTGTGCTTTACAGAATGCTCGGCAGGCCTCCCATTTGGCAAGATTCAGTATAGCAGCTGCCTGTGCTTTTGGGCTACGGCCTGCTTCCTGTAGACTAGTCTCTTTGCTGGGTTTGATCTCCCAGATCTCGCCGTGCGTCTGACCTGAGGCATCGATGAAAGTGACGAAAAAATCCGGAACATATATGGTATTTTTGCCGGTAAAGGGATTGCGATAATTGACATGTATGGCTTCGTTGGCCCACTGTAGTATGCTGGGATTATTATCACACATCGCCATTACTGCAAACTCCCAGGAACTGCGATAGTGTGGTGTTTTCTTACCCACATATTTTTCTGGGTTTTTCAACTGATAGAATCCGTTGGCAAATTTTCCCATTATGGTAGTATAGTGCGTGCTACGTAAGGATTGGTCGTAGATTGCGGACTTTTAACACCTAAGGTACTGGTAGGTGCGCGACTAAAGTTGAGATAGGCAGCTAGATAGTTATTCAATTCGTTGGCAGGAGCTTTACGGAATTGATCTAATACTGCCATTGGATCTAGCCCTTGTGCCTGTGCTGTATAGATCACTGCCGAAGCTAGTGCTGTACCTGACTGAGCATTACCCGTGTATTCTTGGAAGTAGGCTACTATAGCATCGTTGGCCGGACCAATGGAAAAATCACCTGCAAAAAAGTTATTGAAATATCTGTTGGTGTTTGTCGTGGCGATGCCTAGACTGGCGGTATTTAAGTTTACTGACTGTAGGTTAGTGGCGGTTGTGATCTGATTTGACATTAAGGAGCTCCCCCGATAGAAGTAGCCAAATTCATTTGTCCAACTGAGGTAAATCCTAATTCGCTAGCTACCTGGGCACTCTGATTGCCTAGCGCGCCTTCCAAAGTAGTTAAACTACCTTGGGCAAGGTTAGACAAATCACCAATGGCAGTAGTGATCCCCGTCTGACTTGCAAAATTAGTGATAGATGTACCGATACCGCTAGCCAGTTGTTGTGTCGCTTTCCCTACTAGATTATTGACATAACCCGTGACTAACCCGGTAGCATATCCAGTGGCCATGTTTTCCACTGTTGCCAGTGCTGCACTGGGGTTAGCTACAGCTGCTCCGATAGTAGCTAGTGTCCCTGTGCTAGTACCTAATCCATTAGCTACACCTTTAACCACTCCACCGGCTAGACTGGTCGCAGCTGTGCCTGCGAGTCCTACTGCTGCGCTCTGTAGTTGTTGCTGTATGATGCTGCCAGTGGTAAATCCAGTGGTCAGTGTACCTAAGCTAGGTAATGCAAATCCGCCGTTGTTAGCAGTGGCAGAAGCACCCAACGATATTGAATTAGTCAATGCAGTTGAAAAACTGGAGGCTGCTGATAGTATCGGTCCATTAGGTTGTGCTACTACAGATCCGCCTGCAGTTAAAGTATTTTGATTCGCTAGATCAGTGATGACATCTGTTGCTGTGGTATAACCACCCTGACCGTTATCAATTACGTTGACTCCCACTGCTGGTGCTATCGGGCTAGGTGTTGAATCATAGTGCAGATCAATGAATCCACCGGCGGTATTCTGTGTCGTATATCCTGTGTAATACTTAACAGCTTCGTACTGGATAGTCATTGAATGCTCTAGTAAATTATTATCGCCGTTAGCATGCTCCCCATGTCGGAAGCTGGTAATAATTGGATTGATCAGCTCGTACTCGCTGAAATTTTTTTGATAGAGACTATAGATTCGTATAGCCTGTATATAATGATAACTTTGATAAGCTAGTGCAGAATTATAACTCCCGTTAGGTCTTGGTGTATACCCCCATTCAAAACTAGGACGCTCTTGGTACTTGTGTATTATCTGATATGTTGCGTCTGCGTAATCGCTGTCTCTGTAGAAGAAACTATAATAGTCATACCAAAATTGTCTTACATTATCGGCTTGGTCGTCGTGGAATACTAGATCTACTGGGTCGTATTTTACTGAATTCTGTACTATATTTTTTCTGTTGTAGGCATTGTGCACTTTAGTTTCTACGGTAAATTTTGGTAGATTTACGCTTTTGACTATCATACCCAATTCTTGTGCTGCGGTATTACTAATATTACTGATCAAAGGATTAAAATCAAATTCTACATAAAAAAGAAACCCATACTTTGGGCTTAATCTATAATCTCCGTCAACAAAGATACGACTAGCATGCTGATATGACCTTAATGTCTCTGTTCCTTGAGATCCATTGATATCGTAGGGAGTCCTTGACGGTTGTAATATTTGGTTTATGCTCATAATAATATTTAGTTGTTTTAAAATATGCGCAGATTAAGAGTTTTTGTCAAATAAAAACCCGGCGTGCACCGGGTTTTATTTTTTAATACTCGATTGATATTAACCTGTCGCTGTTCCTGTGCCACCAGGAATTAGTGTTTGGCTAGTAACTGTCGTACCAACACCGCCGCCTACTGTTTGGATAGCATTATCAAATTTGATAGTTAGGGCTATCTGCACAGGATCATTACTATTGTAGGCCATATCGCCCCAATCAACGGTGCTTAAGAAACACCCGTCTAATTCCCATGCTTCTAAAACATTAACAGTAGTGGAACCATTACCGCCATCAAGCATTTCAAATAACAATTGGAATTTATAATCAATACCAGCTGGTGCGCTAGCTTGTTCCAAGAAATCATATTGTTTCTGGACTTGCTCGCCCACTAGTTTACTAACAGCACCAGTAGAATCGTCACGCAGGTTAACGGTAGTTTCTTGCCATTCGGGTTTACCTTGTAAGAAGATTTTACTGTTATAAACATCCAATGTGATTGGATTAAAATTAACATTGGGACGTTTGATATCAACTACCTGTTT